AGCTGCAATTGCATCGGCACCAGCAAGCCGTCTTCAGCGCGGCGTGGCCGGATGCGCACGAAACACTCCCCCGCCACGAACATTTCGCGGGCAATCATCGCCTGCAGCCCATAGAAATCGGTCAGCCCGTCGGCATCGGCCTGATCGGTCCAGGCCAGCCACAGGCGTTGGACCCGGTCGCGCAATTCCCCGTCCTCGATCAGCGACGAGGGCTTGATCCCGTCGCCGACCAGATTGGCCGCATAGGCTTCACAGGCATTGGCGGCATAGCCGTTGGTGACCACCAGTTCACGCGAGCGCGCCAGCAATCGCGGTCCGCCCGAGGCCACCAATGAGTTGATGTTTTCCAGCGGTGGCTGCCAGCCGCGCAAACGGCGTTGTGACATGGCACCTTCGAGGCGGGTGCGCACGGAGGCTGGGCCGCCGGTCTTGCCGGTTCTCCAGTGGCGAAGCATGTCAAACAGACCCATTACAATCCCTTGGTCGTAATCACGCGGACTTGCCGGATCACCCTGCGGCCCTCGAGCGTGGCAATCTCGCGATCCAGCACATCGATGGCGCGGTCGATTTCGACAAGACTGCGGTATTCCACGGTTTTGCCATCATAACTGACCCGGGCCACACCGCTCGAACGGGAGGCCGCAAGTGCCTCGCGGCGGGTTTTAAGTTCTGCCAATGTGGCCATGATCACCTCATATAATTCGAACGCACGGAGCGGCGCTGGCGTACAACCCGCGCCGGTCGCGATGGAGATACGGCTGCCGCATCTTTCTCTGGAGCCGCAACCTGCCGTTCCAATTCATCCCATTGTTTCTCCGACCAGCGATCCGCCCCGAGGATCCACGCCGCCGCGCGCGCGTAAACCCGGCAATCGAGCGCTTCGTTGCGTTCGCGCAACTTCTGCCATTCCAACCGCGCAAAACCGCGCTTGTTTCGCACCGTCACCAGTTGTTCGGCGACCAGTTGCTTCAGCCATTCGCTGTCGATCCAGCCCGGCAGGTGTAGGGTTCCGGGCGGATAATCCGCTCCGGCGGCCAGTTCCTCGGGCGTTGGCCGTTCCAGCCGCAAGAACCGGTAGGTCTCGGATTTGAAGGTCGAGACCGCCACCGTCCAGAGCCGCGCCCCACGACGCAGGCGTTTACCGGCGATGGTCGCATCGACGAAGGTCGGCCCCGAGACAGGGCTGGCACGGTTGAAACCCTCCACCCCCTTGACTGGTGCCACCTGGCCAAAGCCGACCCTGCGCGCCCAGCCGTAAACCGCCGGGGTTTCATAGCCGGTATCAACGGCCAGCCGCGCGATGGTCATCTGGCTGCCGTTGGCATGTTGCCATGTACGCCCCAGCAAATACGTCAACCCGTTCCAGCAAGCCTCCGATCCCGGACCGCCCTCGATAACAATGTGATCGATCAACCAGCTTTCCAGCCCGCGCCCCCAGGCCCAGACATCGACCTCGATCCGGTCCTTTTGCACATCTGTACCCGCCGTCAGGAACAGGGCATTCGCAGGCACCTCTCCTGCGGTCCAGTCCTCCTTGCGATCGAGCAGCCGCTGCCAATCCGGCGCTTCGCCGCTCTCCACCCAAGTTTCCCCGAGCGAGGTGTTGATGAATGTTTTCATCGTGTCGTCACCCCCGGCGCGGGCCGAGAGGAACGCTTTTGCCATTGCCTCCAGCCGGACCCAAGGCGAATAGATTTCATTGAGGTGGAAACCGGCAATACCGGCAAAGGGCTCCCGCGCCTGCCAATGCCCTTTCCCGATGGCCGCCCAACGGGTCTCGTCTGTCCATGCGGCGTTACAGTGGATGCAGTGATACTTTGCGGTTTCCGGCCTATGTGCCCCGCCCGCAGTCTTGTCCCATTTTACTTGCCCCCAAATCAACACCTGCGGCTCACCACATTCCGGACACGGCACATGGTATTGCCGCTGGTCACTTTCCTCGTATGCAGCCTCGATCCGGCTTGCACCTTTGTTGGTCGGGGTCGAAACCAGCACGATCTTGCGGTTCCAGAACGTCACTGTCCGCTTTTTGGCCAAGTTCACCGGATCCCCCTCGGCCCCGGCGCTGAACGGATAGCGATCGACCTCGTCGCACATCAGCAGCCGGATCGGGCGGCTGGCCAGCCCCGAGGGCGCATTGGCCCCGACGATGGTCAGGTGCCCGCCCGGAAAGCGCTTGTGCAGGATCTTGTTGTTGCCATCACGGGATTTTGGATCGGCGATCTTGCCGGTCAGGCAAGGCGTATCCCGCGCCATCGGCGAAAACCGGTCCTTCGACCAGGTCTCGGCATCCCGCTCGGTCGGCATCACCACCATGATCGGAGCCGGATCCTGATCAATGTGGTAGGCGACGGAATTGTTCAGCATCTCGGTCTTGCCCACCTGACTGGAGGACATAATTACCACGCTTTCCACACCTGCATCGGAAATCGCCTCCATGATTCCGCGCTGGTATTCCGCGCGACTGGTGCGCCACTGTCCCGGCTCGGCGCTGGCCTCCGAACTCAGCCGCCGGTTCTGATCCGCCCAGTCACTGATCGTCAGTTCCGGTGGCGGGCGCAGCACTTCCAGCGCCCGCTTTACCGTCCGGCTCAGGATCGATGAGCCCGATATCGTCAGGGGTGGCATTTCTTTCCGGCTGCACATCGCTGTTGGCTAAATCCTCAAGGGCCGCGCGCAGGCTTTTGCCGAGAAGCTTGCGGGTGTCGGCCAGACTGCCTGCGGCATAAACCTCCGGAGCCAGACGGTCCGGCACCGCCAGAACCCGCGTGCGCAACAGCGCCAGCACCTTGATCCAGGCGACCTCGATATCCTCCACCGCAATCAAAGCGCCGCGTCGCTGCGCGGCCTCCATTTCCACCAGATCGGCGCGGGCCCGGATGTAACGCGCCCGCTCGGCCGCATAATCGGGCGCACCGGCCTGCGCGCTTACGGCCTGATCGCGCAAATACTGCACATAGCCGCGCACCGAACCGACCAGGTCATATTGTCCGCGCGTTGCCTTGGGAATGACACCTTCACGGCTTAGTTGCTGCACCCGCCGCTCGGACAGGTCCAGAAGCTTTGCGATCACGGCCAAAGGCTGTGTGGCAGCGGCCATTTACAATCCCCACCTTCCGATCAACGCAATGATATTGCTGCTATTTTACTGGATAATCATCCGGAAAAGAGCGATTCTGATTACACCAAAAAGGAGCCAGACCATGACAAGCAAAACCAACCAAACCGCCCCCGCCGACCTGCTGGCCGGCATTGCCCAAAAGCACCTCTTCATCAAGACGCTGGAGGAGCGCAAAAGCGACAGCCTCGACTTTCACGAGGTTTCGGTCTGGGGCGTCCAAGCCGCCTTGGAGGCCGCCTACGCCGCAGGGCTGGCCGCTGCACGGGAGGCAAAATGATGACCCGCACCAATGACAAGGCACTGGCCGCCTTCATGACCCGCAAGGCCGAGATCGACGACATGCTTGTCCGCCTGCAGGCCCTGAGTGACGAGCATTTCGAAGCCAGCCCCGACGAGATCCACTGGGGGCATGTGGGCGATCTGGCCGACATTTCAAAGAACCTGCGCGAGATCTGCGACCGCGCCTTTCAGGAAGGCGAAAACGCCGAATAGCCACGGCCATTCCTGCCCGCCCCGCCATGCGCGGGGCTTCAGGCGGTAGGAGGGCCGCGATGGTCGCCGCCCGCACAATGGAGACAAACGATGTTTTACCAGAAACTCCTTTTTGAACTTGCCCCCAACCTGAACCCCGCCGGTGTCGAGGCGTCCATGCGCTTGCAATACGGCACCCTCAACCATCTGCCCCGCGAGGTCTTCGCCGAGGAAGCCAGGCTGGCCGCCGACTGCGAGCGGCAATCGCCCGGATTTCTGCGCCGCACCGCCGACAGCTTCGGGATGGGCGAGGAATTCAGCGCATGGGAGGCCAAGGCATGAGCAAGCCGACCAAGACAATCATCCTTTCCGACCGCAGCAACCGTCACCTGCGTCGCTGGGCCAAGGGTCGCATTGCCAAAACGGCCACACCGCTGCCGGGCGGCTTCTGGCAGGTTCCCGTCGATGACGAGATCGTCGCCCGCATCAACGAATTGCGCATTGCAGGCGAGACCGACGATCAGGTGATCTGGCGCATGATGCGCGAAAGCTTTTCCGAAGGGATTGAAAAATGAGCAAACTCACCGAAACCCAGACCCTGATCCTGTCCCGCGCCTCGCAACAGGCCGACCGCATTGCCCTGCCGCTGCCCGACCGCCTGCGCGGCGGGGCTGCCAACAAGGTGATCGTGCCCTTGATCCAGAAGGGTTTTCTGGACGAGGTCGAGGCCGACATCCGAAAAGGCGAGCCCACGTGGCGCAAAACCGGCGACGGCCACGGCACCACGCTGGTCATTACCAATGCGGGGCTCGAGGCCATCGGGGTCGAGATGGAAAAGCCGCAGCCTGATCCTGCACAGGCCAAGCCAAAACCCCGCGCAGGCACCAAACAGGCCATATTGATCGAGATGCTCGAAGCCCCCGATGGAGCAACGATTGCCGAGATTGCCAAGGCTGTAAATTGGCAATCGCACACGATTCGCGGGGCCATTTCGGGCGCATTGAAAAAACGCCTTGGCTTGACCGTCACCTCGGAAAAGGTTGCCGAGAGAGGTCGCGTTTACCGCATCGCCTCCTGATCCCGCACTGGACTTGGCCCTGATTGCACACTATATTAGCATTCAATTAGATGCGCAGTCAGGAGCCACCCCATGGATATCACCAAGGACATCCGTCCCCTTACCGAATTCAAACGCGAGACTTTGCGCTTTGTCGCCCGCCTCAAGGAAACCGGCCGCCCGTCGGTGCTGACGGTGAACGGCAAGCCCTCGGTCGTGGTCATGGATGCTGCCGCATGGCAGGACATGCAGGACCAGATCGACTATGCCCAGAC